CCTTGTTGGGGGACGACCTTTTCTTCAATTAAGTACGTTCCTGGCTCAGCTTCAGACCAGCCTATAATAGCTATAGCATCAGCATCATCAAACCCTAAATCGATACCCATGATATAGTTCCACCTAGCAGGGGGTTTCAAGGCTGGTAAATCGACATAATCATTAAGTTTCTCGTTATACTTAATTAATAACGAATCACTATCTGTGACCCATTTACCAAAATACTCTCGTTGAATTGACGGGTCGGTCAGAAGAACACCACGTCTTGCTAATTCTCTGTCTAACATCTGTTTATGTGTCATTTTTGACTTAGCTAGTAAGAATGGATTATTAAAAAAAGTCCACCGATGCTTACTCCAGTTCGAACCCTCTTGGGCACAATCATGGAAATAACCGGTTGGAATGGCGCTAGGCGTACCAATCAAGACCAAGGTACCAGCGTGGTCTAGGAGGGCTGGTGCTAACACGTCGTTTATAAGTTCTTTGATGTATTCACGGAAGGATTGAGCTTCATCGATATACACTAGTTTAAGAGCGAGACCTCGGAACTTCTCAATTTCATTGGTATCTTTTGCTCCAGATAGGTAAATTATCGATTGGTTAGGAAATGTTACAGATAATTCAGATGAATTCTCTTTACCCCCTAAATTATAATCTCGATTAATCTTTTTGATTTCTCTCCAGATAATACGTTTTGCATTGTTTCTGCTGAGAGTAATATAAACTGAAACAGTTTCAGGATTGTTGGTAGCCGTAAATACAAGGTCGGCGGCACAAGCTATCGTTTTACCGGCGCGTCGAGAACATACAGCTAGTTTATTTGGTGATGGATCTGATATGAAGGCGTACTGCTCCGGAAACAGATATTCTTTTAAATTAAAGTTTCTTCCTTTCGCCTTATTGAGTTTAAGTATTGCCTTTGCAATCCCTTTCTTAGACGCTAAACTCATTTACGTTTCCTAGCTAACTTCAACAGTTGTTCCTCTGTTAATGAGTCTAAGAAGTCTTGTTCTTTCTTCTTTGATTCAAAAAGCATAGAGAGACAGTCCTTCAGTGTTTGGACTGTCTCTCTATCAGGAATTTCATTCTTTGTAGTAACAAAAGTAATTTGGTCTACGATCCTCTTAACACAGATTAAGCAGTCTTTTATAGAGTCATCAATGGAAATCATCGGAGGACTCTCAGGTATAATCTTTACATAACTTTTCTTAACTTCTGTTTCACGAGGTAGGACCATACTTATCCTTTAGCTACTTTCAATGCGGGTTTTGTGGGTTCAGGAGCAAATACCATTATCGATACGTTTGTTTTGGGTATAGCCGCAGTTACTTCCACACCTTTCAGCATAAAACTAAGAAGTAGTTCATCACCATCGCGCACCATAATCAGACCATCTAATGTTTTACCGGTTGGAGGTAACACTAGGCCTAGGTCACCGACGGATGGTATATGAGCCGCAGCATGTAATCGAGCGTAATTAACTTTTCTGCTCATCGGACACCGCTGGTGCTTTCGCTAGCGCAGCTGCTTCTAAGTTTAATTCTTTAAGTTTATCATTTAACGTGGCTAATTCAGTCGACAAAACTCCAACTTGGTACTGGATATGGCCAGCTCTAGCACATAAATCACTGTATTCTTTAGTAATAACTTCTAATGTTCGTTCCATCTTAACTCCTTAAACAAGAAACGGATTATAGACCCATCCCTTATGTTTTATAATAGCCATACCTACCTTAGTGGAATGTGTGGCTGTGTTTAAATGGCTAGGTATTAGATCTTTCGCTAACCTAATTCCTCTCCAATTCTTCTTAACGAATGTCCAATGTACTGCTACATCAGACATTACGGCATAACCAAGTATAACACTAGGATCATCCTTTAAGCAAGCAACATTCACCACGGTGGTTGGTTTGCTAAGGATAAAGGCAATGACTTTGTGATAATGCTCCATAAATATTGACTTCGGCACGTCGCTTAACCAGCTATCACCATAGTAGAGCCCGCGCAGCCAACTAGCATAGATGAAGTTAGTGTCATCTGGCGTCATTTCTCGAATTGTTATTAACTCAGACTTATTAATCGTGTCGGACATATTTATCTAACATCTTCTGACGCACGCTTCGTAACTTTAGTAACGTTGGCGTCCTAGAGATTTTTATACCTATGGCTTTCAGCTCTTTAACTGTTTCCCTGGCACTGTATCCTTCAACGTGAAGACTCCATATAGTTTTTTCCAGTTCATCAGCAAAAGTGTGCTCGTGTAAGAAATGCTCAGCTAAAGTAAAGTAAGTTCTTTTGTCCTCAAACTTTTCGATAGTTGTTTGAGTATTTAACTCATCGGACTTCGAACTCTTGTGGGAGTGCTTCGTAGAATAAAGCAACTTGTTTAACTCGTGAATGGTTTCACGTTTAATTCGTCCATCACGGCTTTCAATATCTTCAAAACCAGACTTATCTAGCTTCTCGTACCATTTATCTTGCAGTTTCTTAAACTCATTGCTGTTGTGGTTCATTTTTGGCGGCTTCTGCTGCTTTTTCTGCGGCTAGCTTCTCTTCTTGTGCTTTCTTAACTTCTTGGAAAACTGTATGAGCTACTTGCTTTGAGGCTCCGGCAACAAGGCGTTTATAGAAGAACTCTAAGGATTTATGTGAATCATCTGGTCCTAGGTGCATAATGATGGAAGCAATCGCAAACTTCAGCGAAGATTCATCACTGGTGGGTAACTCAAATTGAGTTTTAAGATCAATGATTAATTGGTCGAATTCAGTCATTCCTACAGGTAATTTTCGTTCAGACATGTGTCATCTCCTGCTTATAAGATGACACATATGTCTTTAATTGTCAATAATTATTTAACAAATAAATCGCACATTATAGCCTAAATCCTTTAACATGACTAACGTATAAACTGAAATCATTGTCGTAACCGTAACTGTTTTACCTTGTATATAATATCCATTCATATTTAAAGACTATCAACTCAGAGTATTATTGTCAACTATTTTTGCTCCGCCAATGTTTTAGATATAAAAGGATCTGCTATTAAATCTACGCCAGGAAGTTTAGTGGTATTTTCCAAACACTCTCGTAGTAATACACTTACAAATTCAGAATCTTCTTCCTTACATTCTAAGATTACTTGGTCATGGACCTGCATAACTATATAACATCCTTCGAGTTTTGCTTCTTTAATAAGATGTGATAGGCGAATACAAGCTCTATTAACTATCGATGCCCCAGTACTTTGGATCCTATGGTTCATTGCCAAGTTAAGCAAGGTTCTAGCCTCATACGGTAGATCTTTATGTAGATTGTGACCATATCTAGCAACAATTTTAGTAGCCTCCGGTATTCGTCTAGGTCGGCCGAACAGATTTCTTACAACACCATCGGATTTGGCCATTTCATGACTGACGAGCATCATTAATTCAACTTTGGGATAAGCTTGAAAATACTTATCCATTAAGTCTTGTGCTTCGTCTTTTTTAACACCCATTTCCGAAGCAGTAAAACTTGCAGTACGTCCATACGGTGTGGCTAAGGCAATAACTTTGGCTTTATCCCGCAACTGAGGAAAAGCTTTTGCAAAGGAGTTCGGGTCGTCTTTAACTAAACTAAATCCGTGTTTACCAAATATTGGGGCGCCAACAACTGAATAAAAATCTTTACCTTCCGCAAAACAATTAATAAGATTGTCATCTCCTGATATTGAAGCAAATACGCGGGGTTCTAACTGTGCGTAATCGGCACCTACAAATACTTTTCCATCTCTAGCTATAATACAGCTTTTAACTCTTTTATCGTTTCTTGGTAAGTTTTGAAAGTTAGGGTTTTTACTAGAGTATCGCCCAGATGTAGTGCCGTGCTGTAAAAAGCTGGGATGAATAATTCCATATTGTTGTCTTTCCATTATACCAATGACGTAAGTATTTAGAATCTTTTTGTTTTTAGATAATTCTAACAATTTTGCTACCCATTTATATTTATCTGCAAAAAGCTTTAAACTAGTTTTGTCAGTTCTAGTATATTTCCAATAATCTTCAATCTTTTTAGGCTTTACGGTTTTTCTCGTAATCGGATGTACGGAGGCTTCTTTATAGATCTCCCCTCGGTGTTCTTGACAGGCTGCGATAAATTCTCGTTTATTTTTAGATGAATACGGCACCGGTAGACCTAAATACTTGCATATTTCTTTACCGCTATCTGTAAGAGATCCAAATTCATTACCAAGTTTGTGGAAGAGTAACCACGCCAACTGCATGCCGGCTGAAGGATTAAATTTCTTAAACTTTTCCTTCGTATACTTAGTTGTTTCCGCTTCGATAAAAGCCTGCGCTTCGAGGCACTCGGCTTCTAAGGTACATTTAAGTTTTATCAGCTTATCGGTATCAACTTTCAATCCTATTGTATTTAAATCATAGGTGGGCCCTTTTACAAGGGGCATCGATTCTTCAAAAAAGAAGGTATCTAATCCCTCTGCATAGAGTTGTTCCATTAAATGATAAAAAAGCTTAATTGTTAAGATCGCGTCTTTAGCTCCATATTTACCAATTAAGTCGGAGTCAGCTTTATAAAGTTCGTAGTTAGCTCTAGTAATTTCGCCGCCGTTGGCCAATATGCTAGCCTGCAGGGCTACTTGTTCAGTCTTGGACTCTTCTCCGAATATGGCAGTTCCCAACTCTTTCAGCCCATTTTGTCGATTTTCATTTAATAAATGTCCTAAAATCATTGTGTCAGTGCATAAAGAATCGATTAATTTTATCTTAAAGTTATTCTCTACCATGGCGCAATCAAATACCGCGTTGTGCATGATGAGTTGTTTTCCGATTAATAATGATATTATGTCGGTAGCGTTTGCTTTAGTCTCTAAATCTATCAGCGTTTGCGTGGGCACATCCCACTTTGATAAAATGACATAATAGCCTGTATCGACATGTGCGCTGACAGAAAAACCTATGATTTTGTCCGATTTCTTCACTCCCGTAGTCTCGGTATCAAAACTTAAGTACTCATTATTCTTGATGTATTCTCGTAATTCCTGTAGTTCGTTAAGTGTTTTGATTAATTTGAGTTTTTCCATGTAATCCTCCAAAATCTGCTGCTACGTATTCAACCATTTCAGTTTTACGATCTTGAGACCTTTTAGCCGTAGCTTGCTTTAAGTGATATGAAAAACCAGCTTCTTCATCCTGCGTCATTTCCCTTAATCGTTGTGAATCAGCATCAAATTTAAGTCGATAACAGAGGTCTTTTTTAATCACGTCTTTATTTTGATTCTTATGACGAATCTTACAGAATTTAAAAGCGGTAACAGTTGGGGCACCATCTTTATAAACTCGTTTTAGTGGCTGCCACAACGTAATGAGGTAATCACAATAAGATTCGAAAAACACAGTGCCGTAGGCGGCGTCTTTATTAAGCTCTAAATCACCGATTCCCGCCTTTTCTCTAGGCGCTTGAGATTGCATCACTAGAAGTGTATTAGTTGACACGGCAAAGGACTTCATCTTATGGCAGATGTCTTCAACGCTCTGCCGACCGTCTTTAGAGGACTTTTGTAATGCTCCAATATGATCAATAACAACACATCCGATCTTTACGTTGTTCTCTTTCTGATAG